ACCAATTTAGGTGCTGCTGGTAAACAGACTATTATATCTGGATTATTGTCAGCAAATGGTAGAGTTACAGTAGGAACCAATCTAGCAGTAACAGGTAATACAACTGTTTCTGGTGTTGTAGCAAATGCATCTTTGGGAGCAGTTGGTAGTTTCCTAGCAACAACTGGCACAACTGTATTTTGGTACAATTTTATCGATGGTGGGACTTACTAAATTATAGGTTAATTTTTCAGCATGAAGTTTGACAATAAGTTTTTTCATTATGAAGTTGCAGATAAAAAATTTCATAATAATATAAGCGCATTTCAATATGTTGCGGATCTAAAAAGAAAGATTCCGTGGGCTGACATTAGAGTCAAATTCGTATTAGATTTTGACTTTATGAAAAATCCAAAAAAATATAATTGGAAAATAGAACCAAAAGAATCTTTTTCATATTATATGGAAAAGACTGCTATGGCGATTTATGAAAAACATAAAAATATAATGTTATGGTATAGTGGAGGAACGGATAGTCATCCGATAGCTAAAACTTTCGCTAAATTAGGTATTCCCATTCATTTAATTTTTTGTGATGCTTTTGCTCATTGCAGCGATAATAAAATGACCATTCGTAAAAAAGAATGGGATTCAATATTAAAACCAACTCTTGTAGATTGGATTAAAGAACAAAATAAAAAAAATAAAATAATTGAATTAGATGAAGTTTCTATTCGAAATTTTGATTATAACCTAGAAACTTTTTTTTCTGATAATCGGTTTGTTGGAAATTATGATTTAGTTACATGTGATGGAGCCTGGAATTTCCCAAATTCTAAAATATTAATAAATGAAAACAGAAATAATATCAACCTGGATAAATGTGCTATATCTGGATTTGAAAAGCCTTGGATAGTATTATCCAATGATGGTTGGTGGTGTCATACGGTAAAAGATAGAGTTGTTGCGCAGACTGCCCTGCGATCACCCTTTTCTTCATTAGATGATGATAATTATTTTTGGTTTTACATAAATGATTTTGTCCCAGAATTGCAGATAAAATCTACTTGGAATAGAATATCAGCTATAGAAAAAATAATAGAAAAATATAATTTACCACTAACATCTGACCAAGTTAATAATATGCAAGAAACAACATCGAAATATTATAAAGAAATGAATGATATGACTGGTTACATTCCATTAGTAGAATTATTATCTCTACCTGGTTATAAACAGCATTATAATAAGAATTTACCAACAACTGTTGGCGCAATTGCTGCAGGGTTTGATCTTAGAAATCCGTATACTATTGAATTAACAGGCGAGTTTGGTAAAAAAGAAAGACTCATAATAAATGATTTTTGGAAAAACAATATTTTAAAAAGCACAGACGCTTCTTTTTTTGTTGACATAGACAACAAAACTTGTCAAATTCTTTATACCGACTTAATTAAGGTAAAAAAGTTATATAAATAATAAAAGATAATGTAGGGAATTTTAAATGGCTGTAACTATTAGAGTAAAAAGAAGTTCAACGGCGAGTTCTGTGCCAACTTCTCTAACATTTAGAGAAATTGCAGTCAATACCGCTGATGGATTGTTGTTTGTCGGTCATACAGATACTACTGTAAAAGATCTTAGAGGACCTACCGGTCCGACGGGCCCAGCGGGGCCAACGGGAGCTGGCACCCAGGGTGCGAGTGGCGCCACTGGCGCGAAGGGGTCAACTGGTCCGACGGGTGCGCCAGGTCCGACAGGTCCGACGGGTCCAGCGCCGGCGCCGGCGCCGAAATGCTTTACTGCTAATACTCTTATTCTTATGGCAAATGGCGATTACAAAACGATTTCTGAAGTTCAACTTGGTGATAAAGTCATGGGCAGAACTTCTGAAAATGTTGTTCTAGGATTAGATAGACCAATTCTTGGAAACCGTGATATGCTAAATGTTAATGGTGAGTTTATGACAACCCCCGATCACTTAATTCTAACTGATAATGGTTGGGGTGCTATTTCTAAGAGTGATTATGTAAATAATGATTATGGCGCAGTAAGTGAAGTTATTACAGCACAGGGTAAGACTCTAATGACAGATGTTGGAATTCACCCAAGCAATGTTGATCAAATTGAGATTGGTACAAATCTAGCACATGGAACCGACAGTTATAGATTAGTTAGAACAATAACTAAAGTAAATATGCCTGTCAATACGCAACTATATAATTTAGTGCTGTCTGGTGATGGAACTATGATAATCGCAAATGGATATGTTGCTTCGGGTTGGGCTACAGAGGAATTACAAGTTTATAAACTTGTTGCATAATGATGGAGGATTTATATTATGTTAGCTGATTGGCAATTATGGAGTAATGATGAATCGACTATTTCGCCACAAACTTGTAATGATATTATTGAAGAATCTATGAAACTTTCAAGTTCTTCTGCTAAGGCAGGAGGTAATGTAAATGAAAAAATTCGTAATTCTGAAGTTCGTTGGTTGGAAAAAGAACAGTTTGGAGACTTATTTAATTTTATAGAAAGACGTACTCATACTGCTAATCGTAATGCTTTTGGTTTTGATTTATCATATTTGCCGGAGTTACAATTTACAACGTATCGTGAGACGTTTGGTCGGGGTGGACATTATGATTGGCATCAAGATGTGTTTTGGAAAGGAGATCCTACTCCAAAGCCAACACATAGAAAACTAAGTATTATGATACAATTATCTGATCCATCTACATATGAAGGCGGAGAATTAGAAATAGATGTTTATGAACCTCCCAATAAGTGGGAAATGAGAAAACAGGGTATGATGCTAATTATTCCGAGTTTTGTTTTTCATAAAGTAACCCCTATTACAAAAGGAACTAGACATAGTTTAGTCGGTTGGTATGAAGGACCTAAATGGAGATAAGATATAAATGGCTATAACACTAAAGATAAAAAGAAGCTCAACAGCGAGTTCTGTACCATCAAGTCTTCAACACGGAGAATTGGCACTCAATCTAGCTGATCGCAAACTCTATGTTGGTAAAAGTGATAATAGCGTCCGCGCAATTACAACTTTGGGTCCAAGGGGTGCTACTGGAGCAACTGGCTCGGCCGCTGCTGGTGCTACTGGCGCGAGGGGGTCAACTGGCGCGACTGGGTCAGTCGGACCGACTGGACCACCGGGTCCGACTGGTCCGCCAGGATGATTTGCATGGCACCGGGTGCTGAAACATATATGGATGTGGAGTTCGAATAATGGCAGTAACAATTCGTATAAAAGCAAGTTCTACACTTTCAAGTACTCCATCATCATTGGTTGCTGGCGAAATTGCAATCAATACAACAGATCGTAAGATTTATTTTAGCAACACATCTGGTGGCGTTTCACTAATGAGCGCAAATACGGGACCAACGGGCCCGACCGGTCCAACAGGAGCTTCGGGCGCAACAGGGTCAGTGGGTGGAAGGGGTGCAACAGGATCCACTGGACCAACAGGACCCACTGGACCAACAGGACCCACTGGTCCGACAAATTTGATTTGCATGGCACCGGGGCGTGAAGATTATCTTATAACGGAAAATGATTATCAAGATTCAACTTTAACGTAGAGAAATAAAATGGCTTTTTTAGAAAACGCAAAAATCCTTTTAGATAATAATCAATATGTTGATATCAAAAATCTTTTTAGGAATATGAAGGTCTTAGGAGCTAAGGGTGAAATAAACACAGTCCTCGGTAGAGCTAGAAGATTGTTGAATCACAAGCCACGAAGTTTTATTAGAATAAATGATAAGATTACAATAACAACCGAACGTGCGTTAGTTGGGCCGCAAGGATTATATGTCGGAAATACAGCACATTTTATTTTATGCAATACACCAAGAGATCAAACCAGAGTTAACCCTGAAACTCAGGAAGATGAACTATGGTTAATGGAAGATTTTATTGAGGTGTTTCTTCCCGATCTTTCCGTAGAAGAAGGTAGAGGAAATTTCATATTTAATCACAATGAACGTTGGTTAGAGAAGCCCTACGCTACACACTTAGTAAATCAACTTCAGCTTGGCACAGTGTTGTATGGTGAAAATCAAGAACTGGTTACTGTTAATAAAATTGAAGATGTTTCTGCCAACGGAACTGAAATTATCTTTATTCCAATTACAAATGGTAGCACATCATATATTGTTGATGGATTTGCAGTATGCGGATGGTTGAGAAATGACTGTTTTAACTATCAAACTTGGAATAATATTAAAGAAATAGATTATAACCATGTGGCATTAGCCCTTAGTGCTAATGGTTCGGTTATTGTAATTAGTAAATCTATGGAAACTGAGAGATATTTCTGATAATAAATAGCTTCAAACGCTTACTTTGAGGCTAAAAAAATGGCAGTATTAAGTACAAGACAGGGGCTAAAAGACTATTGTTTACGTCGATTGGGATATCCAGTTATAGATATCAATGTCGATGCCGAGCAGGTCGAAGATCGTATTGACGATGCTTTGCAGAAGTATCGTGATTTCCATTTTGATGGTACTGAACACGTTTATTATAAGCATGTGCTCACTACCACCGATATAACGAATAAGTATATTACTGTTCCGGAAGCTCTAATTGGAATAACACGCATATTCCGTATTTCTTCTTCATCAAATGTGACTAATCTATTTAATATTCGCTATCAGATTCACTTAAATGATTTGTTTGACTATACAGCGTCAACATATGTTCCGTATGTTACTGCTATGCGTCATGTTGAATCGTTGGAAGAAATATTTGTGGGAGATAAACCTATTAGATTCAATCGGCATAAAGATATATTGTATATTGATATGGACTGGAGCACCGATGTTTCCAGTGGAAATTATTTGATTCTTGATGGTTATAACACCATTGATCCAGAGGTATACACAGACGTTTATAACGATGGTTGGTTGAAAAAATATACAACCAGTTTGATCAAAAGACAGTGGGGTGAAAATCTGAAAAAGTTTGAGGGTATGCAACTTCCTGGTGGAATAACATTCAATGGGCAAAAAATATGGGAAGAAGCTGAATCTGAAATAATTAAAATGGAAGAAGAACTTATTAATTCTTACTCGCTTCCTGTTATGGACATGATGAATTAAATATATACTTTATGGTAATTGTAAACTAAGGTTAATCAATGACTATCAATAAATATTTCAAATACTATTCTTATGGCCGTGAACAAGACACTGCTGAAGATTTAATTATCGAGAGCATAAAGCAATATGGTCTTGACGTAAAATATTTGCCAAGAACTATAGCGAATCAAGACTTCGTGCTAAATGAAGATAAGTTAGGCACTTATGATTTAGCAGTTGATTTAGAAGCATATATCAAAAATATACAAGGCTTTGAAGGCGAAGGAGATTTTCTAAGCAAATTCAATTTAGAAATTCGAGATCAAATAACTTTTACAATAGCGCGTAAACGCTGGACACAAATCGCGACTGAAAAGTTAATTACGGAAGTTGGATATAACTATCAACAAGAATCAGCAAATACGAACGCATGGGGTGCAACAGATTCCATTTTGCTGGAAGCGGGTTCAGCAAATGCATATAGTATTACAGCATCTCGCCCACTAGAAGGCGATGTTATATTCTTTCCACTTAATAGCAAACTGTATGAAATCAAATTTGTGGAGAACGAAAACGTATTCTATCAACACGGTAAACTATACACATATGATTTGATTTGTGAATTGTTTGATCGTGATTCTAGATTCCGGACTGGTAACACTACAATAGACACGACAATGAGCGCACTTTCGTTGGATATTCTAGCATATCAATTCCTAGATGAAAATGGCACAGATAAGTTACTAAATGAAGATGGTGGATGGTTGCTACAGGAATTCCGCTTAGAAGCTACTGCTAAACAAGCAAATAATGAAATCTTTACATCTCTAGCAGACGACTATATCGATTGGAGTGAAAAGAGCCCATTCAGTGAAGTAGACAGATGGTAAGTGAAGTTTTCGTTTAATTGTAAGGAAAAGAAGTAATGGCTATTTTCGGATCACAATTTTATCATCAAACGCTAAGAAGATATATTGTCACTTTTGGCAATATGTTCAATGATATGGTTGTGCAAAGATTAAATGTAAACAACACTGTTATAGAAACTATTGGTGTTCCTATTTCATATGCTCCAAAAGAAAAATTTCTAGCTCGCTTGTCTGCTGATCCCAATCTAACTCGTGCAATAGCAGTTCAATTACCGGCAGTTTCTTTTGAAATAACAGCTATGCAATATGATGGGTCACGAAAATTGCCTAGTGTAATTGTAAATCGCCATATTAAAACTACTGATGCTGGCGTAGTGGATTCTCAATATACACCAGTTCCCTATAATATCAATTTTTCTTTGTATATGTACGTTAGAAACGCAGATGATGGCGCACAATTGTTGGAACAAATTATACCTTTTTTTGGGCCAGAGTGGACTAATAAAATAATTCTAATACCTTCTATGAGCATAAACATGGACATTCCTACAATTTTAACTGATGTTACAACAGAAGATACATATGAAGGGGATTTCTACACTAGGCGGGCGCTGATTTATACATTGAATTTTGTAATGAAAGGTTATTTCTTTGGCCCAGTCAGACATTCTGGCGTTATCACTCGCACTCAAATCGACATTGGAGTTCCAACAGCAAATTCTGTAAATTCCGTTGGAGAAACTTTGAAAATAACTGCAAAAGATATCGCACAAACTGGTCGTTCTTCAAGAATAGTTGTTGTTCCTGGGCTACTTGCTAATGGATCGCCAACTACAAATAGTGCTGCGTCTATTTCCCGCACTTTGATCTTCGCAAGCAACAACTATGGATTAGCAGTAAATACCTTCTTCTTTACTGATGGCAAAAAGTATGATCCTAAGAGTGGAACAGATGCCGATATCTGAGGTGAACTTAGAAAATAACATATCAGAAATTCTGAATATCTCAGTAGATAAGAAGGATGAAGTAGAGATATTGCCTAAAGAATCTGTATATTCAATAGAAACCAATACCAATATTGATTCAGATTTTGAATTGGCAAGAAAGAATATCAAAAATATTATAGGTAGAGGCGACACAGCACTTGATAATATTTTAGATATTGCTAAAGTAAGTGAACATCCACGAACATATGAAGTTGCTGGTCAGTTGATAAAAACTCTCATTGATGCTAATAAAGATTTATTAGATATCCACAAGACAATAAAGAATATAAAAACTGAAGATGATAAAGAGAATTTTCCTAAAAATGTGACTAATGCGATTTTTGTTGGGAGTACGGCGGAGTTGCAAAAATTGATAAAGGAGAAAAGAGATGCTGAGTAATTTTATTTACGAAGTTAAATATCACATAAGATCGATATATTACAAAATTTTAGATGCAAAAGATTGCATCGTTAAAAAGATAAAGTCGGTGATTGTAATGAGTCTTCAAGTTTTCAAAGAGAAGCCAAAGTACACATCTAAATCACAAAATAAAGTCGGGCGAATGAAAATTGTGAATGGAAGAACTGTGAAGGTGAGAACAATTCGTAAAAAATCAAAAACAAACCGGTGAGCAAAAAGAAACAATAATTTGAATTATGAATGATTCGTATTTAAATAATCCACTTCTAAAAAAAGCAAATGTTCCTGTTCAATTTACATTTGAGCAAATAGAAGAATATATTCGCTGTTCAAAAGACGCGGAATACTTTATTGAGAAATATGTAAAAATTGTAAACGTAGATAAGGGTCTAATCAATTTTGATATGTATTCTTATCAACGTAAAATGATAGGCACATTTGTAAATAATAGATTTACCATCACAAAAATGCCTCGCCAGTCTGGTAAAAGCACAGCTGTCGTATCCTATATTTTATGGAAAATACTATTTCAAGATAATCAAAATTGCGCTATTCTGGCAAACAAAGGCACCCTAGCTAGAGAACTATTGGAAAAAATAAAAACAGCATATGAACATTTGCCAAAATGGTTGCAACAAGGTATCGATACTTGGAATAAAGGTAATATAGAATTAGAAAATGGGAGCAAGGTGTTAGCTTCTGCTACATCAGCTAGTGCTATTCGTGGTGGCGCTTTTAATCTTATCCTGCTTGATGAGTTTGCGTTCATTCCGCGCAACATAGCAGAACACTTCTTTGCATCCGTTTATCCTACAATTTCTTCCGGTGAATCGACGCAGATCATCATCGTTTCTACTCCATACGGTATGAATCATTATTACAAAATGTGGATAGATGCTATTAACAAAAAAAGTTTATATATTCCAATTGAAGTCCATTGGAGAGATACACCCGGGCGCAATGATGAATGGCGTAATCAAACTATAGCAAATACAAGCGAAGAACAATTCAGACAAGAATTTGAATGCATGTTCCTCGGCTCTAGAAATACATTAATCGATCCGATGAAACTAAACGAATTAGTCTTCGTGAACCCACGCAAAGATAACTGGGGATTAGACATATATGATGATCCAAACGAAACAAACATATATGTACTTATCGCAGACACTTCTCATGGCGTCGGAAAAGATTATTCTGCGTTTACTATCATAAATGTTACCTCAATACCATATAAAGTTGTGGCTAAGTTTAGAAGCAATGAAATATCACCTATGATGTATCCAGAAATCATACAAAGATGCGCACATTATTATAATGACGCATTTGTGGTTCCGGAAACTAATGATGTCGGACAAATGGTTGCTGAGGCATTACATAATGATTTGGAATATGAAAACATAATTTCTACAACATTGAAGGGTCGAGCTGGTCAAAAGATATCAGGAGGATTTGTTGGGCGGTCAAACTTTGGTGTCAGAATGACCAAACAAATAAAAAGAATAGGATGTTCCAATCTGAAGGATATGATTGAAGATAATAAACTAATCGTTCAAGATTTTGACATTATAGAAGAACTTTCTAAATTTATTTCTAAAAAACAATCATATGAAGCTGAAGAAGGATATCATGACGATTTAGTTATGACATTGGTTATATTTGGATGGTTGATAAGGCAATCGTATTTTACAGAGTTTACCAATACAGACCTTAGAGCTAGGATGGCAAAAGAGAAATATGCTGATCTTATGAACGACCTCTTGCCTGCTGGATTTATAGATAATGGTATGGAATCAGTAAACTTAGATAGTAATAATGATATGGATGAGTTTTCCTATGGAAACATTGGACCTTTGGATACTGAGTTCTAAAAAATTCCTTTTTATAAATAAATCATGATTGAAGTATAAAATTTTAAAAGGGGGATATACCATGCCATTTCAAGTTTCTCCAGGAGTAAATGTATCTGAAATCGATCTAACTACAGTTATTCCTGCTGTAAGCACTACAGAAGGTGCTATCGCTGGTCATTTCCGTTGGGGCCCAGTTCAAAAAAGAGTTCTAATTGATAGTGAAGACTCTTTGGTAAAGCAGTTTTTCTCTCCAACTGCAAACACAGCCGCTGATTTCTTCGTAGCCGCAAGCTTCTTGAGCTATGGCAACAGACTATATGTTGTTCGTGTAATCAATGAGGCAAATACATCAGCATCGGCTGGAGTAAAGACAACTTCAACTCAAGTAGGAAAGAATGCTGTTGCAGCAGCAAACTCAAAAAACACTGTTATAAGAAGCATTGACGATTATGAGAACAACTATGCTCCATCAACAGGAACAGGCTCTGCTATTTCTGGAGTTGGTAACTGGATCGCAAAATATCCTGGTCAAGTAGGTAACTCACTTCGCGTTTCCATATGCGCATCCACAAATGCATATCAAAGCTCTCTATCCGGAAACTTTACATTCACAAACAACAGCGTTAGTGTAACTGCTGCAAACTCAGCTTCTGCTGCTCTATTAACTGCTGGTGACTTAATACTTGGTGGACCAGACAAAGTACCACTGACAGTAGCTTCTGTTTCCGCTGCAACCGTAACTCTAAAGACAAAGTATGTTGGTAACACAGTAACAATTTCTGCACCAACTCGCCGTTGGGAATTCCATGGATTCTTTGATGCTGCCCCGGGCACATCACCATATGCATCGGTTATAAGTGGATCAAATGATGAAATGCACATTGTAGTGGCTGACGAAGATGGTGAGTTTAGTGGATCTGCAAATACAGTTCTTGAAAAATTCAATTCTGTTTCTAAAGCCCTTGATGCTAAAACACCAGATGGTGGATCAAATTTCTACCGTAATGTAATCAATACTCAATCACAGTATCTTTGGTTTGCGGCTCATCCAAGCGCAATTACTCATGCAGGTAAAAACGCATCAGGTATCAACTTTCTTGGTGGACAACAGAGAGCCCCAATCAATGACTCATTGAGATTTGGGCGTGATGGTCAGCCACCAAGAGACGCGGATTATATTGTTGGTTACGATAAATTTGCTTCTGCGGAAGACGTTGATGTTTCATTAGTATTGGCTGGCGATTCCAATCAAACTCGCGTTCTACACATCATCAATAATATTGCTGAAAAACGCAAAGATTGTATTGCAGTTATTTCACCACTTAAATCTAATGTTGTTAATAACTCTAGCTATGTTGATAAAGAAGTAGATGATTCTATTACTTTCCGTAATCTTTTGCCTTCATCTTCTTATGCTGTGATGGATAGCGGTTACAAATACATCTACGACAAGTACAACGACATCTATCGCTATGTTGCTCTGAACGGTGACACAGCAGGATTGATGGTACGTACTGACACAGAACGCGATCCATGGTATTCACCAGCGGGTTTCAATCGTGGTCAGGTGAAAAATGTGATCAAACTTGCTTTCAATCCGAGAAAGTCTGCTAGAGATTCATTGTACAAGGCTGGCATCAATCCAGTAACAACATTCCCAGGTCAGGGTACTGTTCTCTTTGGCGATAAAACTCTATTAGCAAAACCAAGCGCATTCGACAGAATCAACGTCCGTCGTTTGTTCATTGTGCTTGAAAAGGCAATATCTACAGCAGCTAAGTTCTCGTTGTTTGAATTCAATGATGAGTTTACTCGCGCACAGTTCAGAAATCTTGTAGAACCATTCCTGCGTGACGTTCAGGGTCGTCGTGGTATTTTCGATTTCCGTGTTGTGTGTGATGATACAAATAATACAGGCACAGTGATCGATAGAAACGAATTCATTGGAGACATTTATGTCAAACCAGCACGTTCGATTAACTTCATTCAGTTGAATTTCATAGCAGTTAGAACTGGTGTAGAATTCAGTGAAGTTGTCGGAAATTTCTGAAAATAAAATTTACTAATGCGGCTAAAAACAGATCGAAAGAAACTAGAAAATTAATTAGTGATAATTCTAAAAGGTTGCAAGAAGAAGGTAAGATTGGTATGCGCGGGAAGAAACATTCTGAAGAAACAAAAGCCAAAATGAGGGTCTCCGCTATGGTTCGTATTAGTATAAATATAAAGGAAAGGGAGTATAACTATGGCATTTAATATCTCCGAATTTGCAGCAGCTGGTTTACCCCTTGGTGGTGCAAGATCTTCGCTGTTTAGTGTAATCATCGATACACCATCAGGAGTTCCAAACATCGGAGCAAGATCAGCATTCACTTGTAAATCCGCTCAAATTCCAGCAAGCACACTATCAACTATACCAATTAGGTATTTTGGTCGTGAAGTAAAATTTGCTGGAACAAGAACTTTTGCACCATGGACAGTTACAATTTTAAATGATGAAGATTTTGCAATTCGTGAGGCTCTTGAAACTTGGAGCAATAATATCAATAGACACGAAGCAAATCTTCGTGATACTGCTCTTGCCACGAACGTTGCATATCGCACTACAGCAACTGTAACACAATATAGCAAAACTGGTGTTCCAATCCGTACATATGAATTCGTGAATTTATTTCCTACAGATATCGCAGCAATTGAACTGAGTTGGGACAACTCAGATGCTATTCAAGAATACTCAGTTACTTTTGAGTATGACTATTGGCGTATTGTAGCCCCAACAACGACTGGCACTATTGCTGTATAATTATAATAATTAATACTATAATAATGCTTGGAGGGAGAGTAAAATCTCCCTCTTTTCTTTTTTGTCTTCATGCGAAATACTATATAAATAGTACGAAATAGATAAAACAAGAGAGAGATAATATTATGGCAATAGAGCTTTTTGGATATAGAATAGGTAAGGTAGCTGATGAGAAGAAGGAAGCTGAACAGATTCCTTCTTTTGTGCCACCATCAAGCAATGATGGCTCTATTGAAATAGCACCTGGCGGATCATACGGCACATTTATTGATCTAGAAGGACAAGCAAAAAATGAAACACAATTAGTCACAAAATATCGCGAACTTGCCACACAGTTTGAAGTAGATAATGCAATAGAAGAAGTCGTAAACGAAGCAATCATACGCGAAGATTATAAGTCTATTATAGAAATCAATCTAGATCAATTGAATGTTCCGGAAAGAGTAAAAAGTAAAATCCGCGAAGAATTCAAAACTGTTATGAGTCTCTCTCC